GGCGGAAAGTTTGGCTTGCGGAGTGCCTTGCGTTTGCTACAACTACCCTACTTTTCACGAAATTGCGGGAGAGGATAACGAGCTTGTGATTTATGCCGATTGGGACAATAGCGCTGACTTGAAAGATAAACTTAAGTTTGCCTTAAGTATTGCCAACAACCCAGCCGAAAAGCCGAATTGGAAGCCCACAAATCGCTTTGATTTCGAGGCTATGGTGGCGACTTTTGACCAAATAATGCACCGCGAACCGAAAATTGGCGTGATCACTATTTGCCTAAACGAGGAAAATTTTATTTTCCCGAGCATTACATCGGTTTTAAAGCACCCGAATATCGCTAAAATTGCGGTTGTGGAGGGTTTAGTCGAGCAAAATGAGCATACACCCAACAAAGGCGGTTTAAGCGCAGACGGGACGAAAAATGAAGTTTTGAGAGCCATTGAGCAAGACGATGAGGGCAAGATTATTTATGATCGTTACGGCTTGGCGGGAAACAAGAGCGAATTGAGAAACCGCGGGCTTGAATTGGTGGGCAAAGACATGGATTATATTTTGGTGGTGGACGGCGATGAGTGTTGGAAGCATGAGGATTTGGACAAGCTGATCAAATATGCCCAAAGCTACCCAAAAGCAACAGTTTTATATCCGAAGTTTTTGCATTTTTGGAAAAGTCCGAATTTGATTGCGGTTGACGGGCAATGGGAGGCAAAGCTTTTCCGCTTTTTCCGCTATGAGGATAAAAGCTTGCATTGGGAATTGCATGAGACCCCCGTTGTGAACAAAGACGGGATATTGATTGACGCATTGGGAGATGAGGAAGATTTGGAGGATGTGCATGTTTATCATTATGGCTACATGAAACCCGCTGAACGGATCAAGGAAAAACTGCTATACTATAAAAAGAGAGACAATGATTTGGATGTGGTGGACACTTTCACGGATTGGAAAGAGGGAGACAAAACCAGTCCGACGCATGGAAGTGGCACAGTTTCACGATTTGACGGGGAGCATCCCGAAGCCGTGAGGCTGGCACTTGCTTCAATGAGTGAGCAAGCTTAATAATTAAAGGCTTATATATGGGCAAACAGATTGACCCTTTCCCCAAAAAGGAAATGGCGATTGGTTGCAGTATATTGGCAATAATTATCTTTATAATCATTAAGGTATTGTTATTTTTGGCACATGCTATTTCAAACATTGAGCCAAGACAATGGAATTGAAAAAATGGAATATAAAAACAAAATGGTTTATTTTGACTTTCACAGTCAATTTGGAGAGGATAAATTTTTGGTGGAAAACCTTGATTTGCCAGCAAAGGGGGTTTTCGTGGACATTGGGGCGGGTGATCCCGTAACTTTTAGCAATACATACCATTTCGAGCGTAACGGCTGGATCGGGCTTTGTGTTGACGGCGACGAGCGCAGATTTGAGCAATTGAAAGTGAAAAGGCAGTTTGTAGAGCATGCCGTTGTTTCCCGAGAAAAAAACAAGGTGAATTTCTTGAAAGCACCGCACCCCGACCTTTCAAAGAGGTTGCAGTTTGGCGACAAGATTGAACGAGCCGAGATTGTGCAATTGGAAACCAAGCCATTGAGCGAGCTTTTGGATAAATACAAAATGACGCGGATTGATATTTTAAGCGTGGATGTGGAGGGCTTTGAAATTGATGTTTTGGCGAGTTTTGACCTTTTGAAGTTTGCCCCGACCGTGATCATTGTTGAGTTTTTGGCGATGGATAAAAACCAAGAAAAAGAGCTTATGGAATTTTTTGCCCCACTTCCCTATTCCGTAATTCATAAAACCACGGCAAATTTAATCCTTTTGCACCATGAAAAATCTAATTTATTAAACAAATAACAAAATGGAAACTACAAACAAACCACAGCCCATTGCCTTGATTACAGGCATAGGCGGACAAGACGGATCTTATTTGGCTGAATTATTGCTTGAGAAAGGCTACCAAGTCCACGGGCTGATCCGCCGATCAAGTCAAGATAATTTGGGATTGATTGAACACTTGAAAGGAAAAATAACCTTGCATCATGGAGATTTGGCAAACGGGATTGTCATTGACGATTTAATCAGAAAAATAATGCCCGATGAAGTTTATAATTTGGGCGCGCAAAGCCATGTTGGCATTTCTTTTCAAGTCCCCGAATATACCGCCGATGTGGTGGCTATGGGAGCATTGAGACTTTTGGAGGCAATCAGACGATTAAAACCGCAATGCAAATTTTATCAAGCGTCAACCAGTGAGATGTTTGGCAAAGTGCATGAAACACCGCAAAAAGAAACAACGCCTTTTTATCCAAGATCCCCTTATGGAGTGTCAAAGCTTTTTGCCCATTGGATGGCGAAGAATTACCGCGAGAGTTTCGGGATGTTTTGTTGCAGTGGCATTTTATTCAATCATGAAAGCCCGAGGCGCGGGAAAGAATTTGTAACGCGCAAAATCACGCAAGGATTGGCGAGAATTAAAGCAGGCAAGCAGGAATTTATCGAGCTTGGCAATATGGACGCAAAAAGGGATTGGGGACACGCCAAGGATTATGTTTGGGCGATGTGGAAAATGTTGCAGATGGAAAAACCCGATGATTATGTGCTGGCGACAGGCGAAACGCGAACCGTGCGGGAGTTTGTGGAAATAGCGGGAAAGAAGCTTGGCTTTGATATTGTTTGGCAAGGCAGTGGCGTTGACGAAATAGGCATTGATAAAAACAGCAATAATGTTATAATAAAAATAAGCAAAGAATTTTATCGTCCCGCCGAAGTGGATCTTTTACTTGGAGACCCGACAAAAGCAAGGCAGGTATTGGGATGGGATGGAAATTATACTTTTGAGGCATTGGTTGAGGAAATGTGCCGAGAGGATGAAAAACAACAAAAATAAATTCTAACTTTAAAATAAAATTATGGCACTTGTTACAACCCCATCAGATCCAAACGCCGACAGTTATGTAACTTTGGCGGAGGCAAATGCTTATTTTGCCGATAGATCGGATATTGCCAATTGGAGCGCTTTGACCGATGCGCAAAAAGAGGCGGTTTTGAAACTGGCAACCAAGCAGATTGACACTTTCCGCTTTCATGGCGACCCGATAAGACCGACACCAAATTGGTATAGGGATAAGCAAAAATTGAAGTTTCCGAGAAATACAGCCCGCAACAAATCGGGAGTTGTTGACAGTGCGGGGGCAAATTACATTATCGACAATGCGAGAGCGAATGAAGCGACCGAACCCGATGATTTTTGGAATGATGGATGCGTGATCATTACCGAGGGAACGGGACGCGGACAAACAAGGAAAATTTCAGATTTTGAAATGGCAACGGGCAAGGTTACGGTTGACGCTAATTGGACGACCAACCCCGACGAAACCAGCCAATACCGAATTGTTGAAGCAATCCCGCAGGAAGTCAAAGACGCGACTTGCGAACAGACCCTTTATTTGACGAATGGCGGAGGCGAAAGACAAAAAATGCAATCCGAGGGCGTAAAATCTTATTCAATCGGCGACCTTTCCGAGACTTTTGCAGATGGCGCAGTTGGATCGGGAAAGATTGCAATTTCAAATGAAGCCAAGGGAATGATTAAGGGGCTTTACACTATAATCGGGCAATTAACCGCTTAAAAAAATGCCAGTAAATAATTATTTAAACCAAACCGTTACCCTAAAGACGAAAAGCGGGTTTACCCTTGAGGGCAAGCCAAGTTTAGGCGTTGGAGCGTCAATTGTGGCGAGATTTCAAGACAAGCAGACGAGACTTGTTGATGACAAAGGCAATGAATATGTAACCGATGCGGAAGTGTGGCTTAAACCGACGCAAACCGTGAACCTTGAGGATGTGATTGTTTATGGATCAGTGAATTATAAAATCGTGCGGATTGACACCAAACGCGACCTTGGCGGAAAGATACACCACAAAAAAGCTTTAGTGGTTAAGACGAAAGAATAATGAAAAAAGGATTTGATGTGCATTTCGACACAAGCGACTTGGACGGTGGCTTGGATCGATTGGACAAAATGATTGACAAATGGTGGAAAGAGGCGCGCGAGCAGATGGCGGACAGTTTGCTTTTGATTTCAAGGCTGGAAGTCCCCCATGATACGGGATTTTTGCAAGCCAGCGGGCATGTCTTTTATGACCACGGTGAGGATAGCTGGAATGTAGCCTATAACACCGAATATGCAAGCTTTGTCCATGAGGGAATGCGACGCGACGGATCGCACATCATCCGACATTATCAGAAAGGCAGAAAGAAAAAGTATTTGGAAGATCCGCTTAAACTTAACCTTTCGATGTTTCAACAAAAAGGCAAGGAATATGTTGCCACAAAATTGAACGGCAAAATATAACCAATTTTAATATAAAAAAATGGCACAAAGACTTATTACAAATTTAGCGACATATTTGCAAGCCCAAGGAATTGCCACGGGTGGGACTGATTTGTTTATTGGAAAAATGCCCGAGGTGGACAATTGCATTTTATTGGATCAGACGGGCGGGATCGAACCCGACACTTATTTGCCAGTGGAAAAGCCGACAATTCAAGTAACCGTGAGAAATACCGACTATACCGACGGAATGGACAAATTAAAGACTGTTTATGACCTTTTGCACCAAAAGAAAGACAGCTTGGTTTTGGAAAGCGGAGGCGTGGATGTGATGATTGTGAGCGCTTTGAATGAACCGAGCCATATTGGAGAGGATGAAAACAGCCGTCATTTATTCACTTGCAGTTTTATTT